TGGATACAATCACCCCACAGCTTTGATGAGGGTGTACTACTGCGACAATGATATCTACATAGAGCCTGTGATATATGAAAGCTACCTAACCACTACCATGCTCATTGAGAAGCTAGCAACCCTAAACATAGAACAAACGGTAACTATCTTAGCAGATTACTCTAGGCCTGAAATAATACAGGAGATGAACATAGCAGGGTATGATGTGCAGAATGCTAACAAGGTGGTAAAGAAAGGCATTGATAACCTTAAGACCTTCGGAGTATTTTGCCAGGATGATAAAGCTATAAGGAGGGAGTATGAAAACTATAAATGGAAGAAGATAGGTGACTTCATAACTGATGAACCAGTCAAGCTATTTGATGATGCAATGGATGCCATCCGTTATGCCACTACTCACATAAGGCAGGAGTACTACACTGATGATTCATACTATGCATTCTGATATACTACATAAGATACAAGTGGTGCAGGCATACATCCACCATAAGACAGGCAAGAATGTTAGGATAGTATTCAATAGACCTGATAGGATGCAGCTGCACCTTCAGCTACTAGATCAAGCTTATGCTGTGGCTATGGCTGAGTTCAAAAACAAATAATCAAATCTAAATAATATAGGTATGGCAATAATTAACATAGCAAGGGCACAACCTCTGATGCCTGCATACAACCCTATCAAGTTCATCTATGATAGCTCAAACAACAACCTACAAGGGTTTAAGTATATCTTTGATATCTATCAGAGTGGCACGCTTAATAAGATAGCTGAGTACAGGGTGATGCCAGTATATGGCACAGGGTATGGTGAGGTAGATTTGTCGAAGCTCTTACAGGCTCAGGTAAGCTATGACCTTAACTTGACTAACACCTCAGTATACAACGCAACTAACAGCCACTATCAGTATGATGTAAAGGTAGGGGAAGAGTATCTTACTACCACCTTATATATTGCTAACTTAACTAACAATGCAGGCAACGTACAGATAAACGTGGTTAATACATTTGTAGCAGGTGACCAGGTTAATATTACTCAGGCTGATTTAGGTGTAGCCAATCCAAACTTAGAGGGGCTGTTCACAGTTCTATCTGTAGGGGTAGGCTTCCTAGTAGTTAGCTCACCATTTGCAGCTGTAACTGATATAACTATCAATGGAGCTATCACTTATGCAGATGGTAGAAAGACAGTAACTAGGGATATCATCACAGCTATTAAAAACTTTGTATTCAACGGAGCCATCAGATGGGTAGAGTGGCCTGTATATGACTATGATGATTTTATGCTCAACAATTTTCAGGATAGATTTTTAACCAACCTACCACCTTCTAACTTCTATGCTACACTATCCCAGGATCTATGGGTTAATGCTGTAGCTAATAACTCACCCACTTCCCCTGACACTATGTTCTTTCAAACTAGTGATGGTGACACCTTCGAGAAAAATGTAACAGCTACAGAGCATGTTAGTGGTATCTCAATAGGCCCTAACAACTATGGTGTACTATCTGTAGTATCAGGTGCCCTCCCAATGATTAAGCCTACCACTGAATGGTACACAGTACGCTATGAGAGGAATGGCTTTCCAAGCTCTAAGCAATACAAGGTGAACTTAGATAGGAGGGTAAGAACAGTAGAGCACTCTATCTTATTCTTAGATCGTATGGGCTCATGGGGTAGCTTTGCTTTCACTGGAAGGGCATACACTACAGGCAACGTGACACGTGAGCAATTCAACAAGGATGTGCCAGGATACGTTGAGACTGCAGGTATAGATAGATGGTTGTATGAAACTACTGAGACAGGTATGACTAACACTTATATCTCTACTGATACTACCATAGCACTCAATACTGATTGGATGAACCAAGACATGGCTCTATACTTCACTGAGTTAATCAGCTCACCTAACACCTACATTAAGATTAGCAACTATGATGCAGATTGTGAGCTGCCTGAGAGTGAAGAGTATGTAAGCTGCACTATAGTCACTTCTACCTTTGAAGAGTTTAAGCAACGTAATAAGAATTTAATAAAGCAGAGCATAGTAGTTAAGTTGGCTAACAACAATATAGTAAACTCTTAAGATGGTAAGGATACAATTAGCAACAGGCTACTTAGATGTTAAGGAGGGCACAGCCTTCCCTTTGAATTTTCAGGTGGGAGATATTAGGGATATATCTAAGAGACAAGGTAACTACTCTAAGACCATCACTCTTACCGGTAGCAAGAATAACAACAACCTACTCAACCACTACTATGATGTGAATATAGTGGAGGGCACGTTCAACATCAATGCTGTTACTACAGGATCAGTTATTCAGGATGGTATACCAATTATGGAGGATGTATCTATACAGCTCACCTCAGTTAAGAAGGCTCAGATGACTGATGGCTATGAGGAGCACGTGGAGTATGAGGTATTGATTAAGGATAGTAAAGCAGATTTATTTACAGCCATAGCTAACAAGGAACTAACTGATATAGACTTCAGTGATTTTAACCATACCTATGATGCTCTTAATGTAGTGTCTAGATTTAGTAACACGATAGTAGATGGCTTCAAGTATTTTCTACCATCTAACTCAGCCTACATCTATAACACTCAGGAGTTTAAGCCTGCTATCTTTGCTAAGGTTTATTTTGATAGAATTTTCGCTGATGCTGGCTTTACTTATGATTGGCCTACCATTGCCTATGATAGATTTGACAAGCTCTTTATCCCTTACAATGGAGGGGTAGATAACTTTGACTATAATGACTATTTGGTTAAAGCAGAGAAAACAGTGACTGCTACTATTAATTCTAATCACAACTGGGCAGGATTTACCAATATAGGTACAGCTAACATTACTACTCCACTTACTTTAGTAGCTATACCTGGTCCATACACTGAGCTAGAAGATCTACAAAATATCTTTAACCCTGTAACAGGTGTATACACTACACCCTTTATCATAAGCTCACTTAATGCTCAGCACTATAATTACAATGTAGTCATAACTTATGAGCTTAGATTAAATAATACTTCAGGTGGTATCTTATTTGCTAGGAGAGCTCCAGCTATGATAGCAGATGCTGTTTACTATAAGCCAAGTATTGGGGTGGTAGCACCAACTATCCCTATCGTTTCAGCTAATCTATACTTAGATAATAACCCACCAAACGCAACTGTTGTTAATTCAGTAGCAGCCCCTTTGACTATACCTAATGGTGTCACTACCATTCTTACACAAACTGCACAGGTTGACCTTCCATTTTCTGCTCCATTCATTAATAGTGGTGTTCCAGTAAGTTTAGGGCTAACCGTTATTCAGTTTCCTAATAATGGCTTTGTTCAAGGATGGGCTACAGGTGGTGTAGGTGGCCCTGCTTGTCCATCAGGTCAAGTTAGCATACAGGCTGTGATAACAAACATACAACTAAGCATAGTACCTAGTAGTACAGTATATGCAATAGGTGGTACAATAGATGTCAATGATTACGTGCCTAAAAAGATAAAGCAGTCAGACTTCATTAAGGGCATCTTTAATATGTATAACCTATATGCTCAGGTAGATAGCGTACAACCAAACAAACTACTACTGCAGAATAGAGATGATTTCTATGATAGTGGTGTGGAGGTAGACTGGACTGAGAAGCTTGCTAAAGACCAGGAGCAGGAGTTATCTTTTTTACCTGAGCTAACAGCTAAGAAATTAATACTAACCTATGCTGAAGATAAGGATGCACCCAATGTAACCTACACAAATGCCACTAGTGATATCTATGGTCAAGCTGAGGTTATCTTCGATAATGAGTATGTTAAGGAGGTAGACACTAAGCCTATACTATTTAGCCCTACTCCTGTTATCAAAACTTTGTTTGGAGCATTTGTGCCTATGATAGCAGGAGCAGCACCTGAGACTAATATACGTATCTTATATGATAAGACACTTACAGGTGTACCATTAGCTACCTGTGGACCGTACTCTATTTTAGACTATGCATCTGTAGGGCAAAGCAACTTAACTAGCTATCCATTAGTAGGTCACTTTGATGATCCTCTTAATCCTAGCTTTGATATTAACTTCGCTATCTGTGACTTCTACTATTACCAACCTACTAGCCTAACAGATAACAATCTATATAACAGATATTGGAGGCGTACAATGGGGCAGATTAACAATGGTAAGATGCTCATAGCTAACTTTGATTTGAAGGAGAATGATATCCAAGCTCTTAAGCTCAATGATAAGATAAGGATAGATAACTCATGGTGGAACATTAACAAGGTTATTGATTATGATGCCAATGCTCGCAAGCTTACAAGGGTAGAGCTGATTAGCATAGATAACGAGATTAATTTTACAAAGTTTATGGGCCCAGGTGGCCCAGTAATACCTACCCCTCCTGCAAGTATAGGCCCTATGCAGATGCTAGCCATGAGTAATATCAATACTACTAGAATGATTACCACTAATGTGTTTGGCAATCAGGCTAATGCTATGGTAATGGGTAAGGGTAACGTAATAGTAGGAGGCACTAGATCAGTAGTGGTAGGAGATAACTATGTAATAGGTGAGAATGAATTAGTAGGTGATAACCTAAGAAGTAACTCTTTTAACGGTGTAGCTGTAGGCATCACACCATTGGTATACACTGCTACCTTAACTCAGGTAGGGATAGGTGATCCTATAGCTCAGGTAATTAATGATACAATAGGAGGCATCACTTGGACACGCTCAAACGTAGGTGAGTACGTAGGATATTTAGATGGGTATAACATAGGCGATATAATAGTGCCATTTTTTACCGTCATGATTAATAACGTATTCTATGATGGTATAGTATCTACCACTTACTTAGGTGCATCTAACGAAGTATATATTACTACCTCACAAATAGGCACAGGATACATAGATGGTTACTTATTAAATACAACAATCGAAATTAAATACTACGGATAATGAATGAAGTAA